GGAGAACCTGTTGTATTGCGTGACTATCAAATATCAATCATTAATGAGTTTCTAAAGAACCCGCAATCATTACAAGAGATTGCTACAGGTGCAGGTAAAACATTAATCACAGCAGCATTAAGTTGGTCTATTGAAAGTTATGGTCGTAGTATCGTTATCGTCCCTAATAAAAGTCTTGTAACACAAACTGAAGCCGACTATATCAATCTTGGGTTAGATGTTGGTGTGTACTTTGGTGATAGAAAAGAATACAACAAGACCCATACAATCTGTACTTGGCAAAGTCTTAACAATATGCTTAAGAAAACAAAAGCAGGTGAAGCAGAAGTTGAGATTGGTGACTTCCTTGAAGGTGTGGTTTGCGTCATGGTAGATGAGGTTCACATGGCCAAAGCCGATGCACTAAAAGAACTATTGACTGGTGTAATGAGTAACATCCCAATTCGTTGGGGATTGACTGGAACTATCCCTAAAGAAAAATTTGCAAGTCAAGCTATCTTTATTAGTCTAGGTAATGTTATCAATAAGCTATCCGCGAGTGAATTACAAGATAGAGGTGTACTAGCACAATGTCATGTAAACATTGTTCAACTGCAAGATGGTGTTGAATTCAGTAATTACCAATCTGAATTAAAACATTTGCTTGAAGATGGCAAACGGTTAGATAAGATTAGTCAACTAGTAGATACAATTAAAAACACTGGCAATACATTAATATTAGTTGATAGAGTAGCAGCAGGCAAAGAATTACATAACAGATTAGCCGAACTATTACGTGACTATAAAACAGAGTATGATGTTGTATTCGTATCGGGAAATACTGGTATGGATGAGCGTAAAGAACAATATGATGAAGTTGCTACATCAACTAATAAAATAATTATAGCAACGTATGGCGTAGCGGCCGTAGGTATTAACATTCCGCGAATCTTTAACCTTGTTCTGATTGAACCGGGTAAGAGTTTTGTCAGGGTAATACAGAGTATTGGGCGTGGTATTCGTAAAGCCGAAGATAAGGATCACGTGGAAATTTGGGATATTACAAGTAGCTGTAAATTTGCTAAACGACATCTTACCCAACGAAAAACATTTTACAAAGAGGCTAACTACCCGTTTGATGTTGAAAAACTTACATATAAATGATAGAATAACACTATGAGAATTTTGACCTTAGATAACGAATACTATAACTTAGAGACTTTGCCCGAAGAAATAGATGATTTACGATTTGCGATACTAGATAACAGTAACCCAAGTAATGTGGATTATCATTATATCCCATTAATCTTTTTAGAAAGTTTTAATGCTCCGGCACTTGTATTAAAGATTGGTAAGCATACAATTAAGATGCCAGTGGATTGGCAGATATTGATTGGTGAAAAAGAACATGGTGATTTAGAAACATTGCCCTTAACAAGTATCAATGACAGAGGATTTAATGCATTTGAGTTTAATCCCCTAACTAGTTTTAGTCCTACATTTCTACCCATTGAGATTGTAGATATCTATCACGATGTAACATGGTATGCTCCGCGATTGCGTAATGGACAATTCTTATGTGTACCACTGAATGATGGACCTAAACCTGAATGTGTTTATTTTGTAAAAGAAATTAGTCGTAATTGTGAGATAGTAGATTATTCACAAGCGTTTTAATTATGGCAACGAGAAAAGCAGCAGTCCCGGTTGATGAAAAGTTTGACAAACAAGATTTAGACTTGTTTGAGGTCCTTGCAGCATTGGATAAAAAGGATTATGATTTCTTTGACAGGTTATCACCTGAACAACAAAAGAAGTTTGTGCCTTTCACAATGATCCAATGGCTAAGTGCTATTAAAGGTGGTGAAGGATTGAGCAGATACTATGTAATGAGTACAGCAGAGTATGCAAACAAGTATCTATTCAACGAAAATATACAGAAGCATCCAAAATTACAATGGCTAATGATGTGTGCAAGTAGCCCGGGAGTAGGTAAACAATATCATCAGTGGATACCTAACATTAGTCCTAAGGTAAGTAAATTACAAACACCAGCTAAACTAAAAGATATCAAAGAGTATTACAAGAAGATATATCCCAAAGCAAATGGTGATGATATTGATGCGGTTAGTGAAGCGTTTGTATCTGGACAAAAGCGCAAACTTAAATTAGCAGAATTGTTTCCTAATATGAAACTGAGTGATATTGAGGCATTAAATGAAACTATTAGTGATGAGCAACTTAAGCAATATGAAAGAGACCTCGGCAATTGATAAGCCAATGAAGTATGGCTGCGAATTTTGTAAGAGAGAATTTCTCAAAGAGTCAACCACGCTTAGGCATATATGCGAACCAAAACGTAGATGGTTAGACAAAGATAATCACGGTAATAGAATTGCATTCCAATGTTGGTTAGATTTTTATAAAAAGAACTCAGCAGGTAGAAAGAATCGCACACAAGAAGAATTTATTCGTAGTGCATATTATGTAGCTTTTGTTAAGTTTGGTAACTATTGCGTTAGTATTAATGCAATTAATATTCCACAATACATTGATTGGCTATTGAAGAATCAGATTAAGATTGACAATTGGTGCAGTGACAGCACTTACACCAAGTATCTGATAGAGTATTTAAGGCATGAGGATCCATTTGATGCGATACACCGTAGTGTAGAGAATTGTATCAGCATGGCTCAAGATGCAAACATACAACCGCATGATATGTTGCGTTATGGAAATGCAAATAAAATATGTTATGCTATCACAACTGGTAAGATTAGCCCATGGCTGTTGTATCAAAGTGCCAGTGGTACCCGTTTTCTAGATACATTAAATGAAGGACATGTTAAAATGATTATAGATTATATCAACCCGGAACAATGGGCAATTAAGTTTAAGCGAGATATAGATGTTACAAAACGAGTCAACACCACTCTTAAAGATGCAGGGTACTAGAGTTCGTATATCATGGACTGTAAGTAGCGGCATCCCTACTTGGAACGACACTTGTGCTTGGGCAATAGAAAAGTTTGGATTGCCCGGTGATAATTTTAACACACATTGTACAGAAGATTATATGGATTTAATATTCAAAGATGAGAAAGACGCAATACATTTTGCATTGAGGTGGTTATGAACAAGAATACAAAAAACAAAAGTCTTGTCAATACAAGAACGTTTTCTACTCTTGAAAATTCAATTGCTGATGAAATGTCAGCAGAAATAGCAAGAGAAATTGATTGGGAAATAACGTGTGAGCTACTAGAACAATGGGGCTGGACGCGGGTAACACTTAACAATCATCCAACTAAACAGAAAACTCAAACATTGAAAGAATGGACTGATGTTAACTGTAAAAGTAAAGTTCAATCACTCGGTAATCTTTGGATGTTTGAACAGAAATCTGACGCAGCTTGGTTTATGTTGAGGTGGTTATGAAGAAGAAACGTGCTATGGCTAACGCAAAATGTTTTTATGATGCAAAATGTTTTTATTATTCTATGTTTGAAGATTTTAATAACAATGCAAAAAGACTTGAAACCGGTTATGCTGAACATCAACCAAAGTGGCCTTATTGGGTTGAACCGCGGCACTACTCTAAAACAGCATGGTTAGATATGAATGTTTGGATGATAGACACATTTGGCAGCGGAAATTGGGGCTTACCTAATTGTCGCTGGGTAGGAAGTGATCGTAAGTATTGGTTCCGTGATGAATCAGATAGAACTTTTTTTATATTGAGGTGGTCATGACTTTAACAGTAGACGATATCTGTCTCCATGCTCCTCGGTGTGAGTGTATGGAGTGGATGTATGTGACTGTACCTGATTATAACACTTATTACAAAGCTAGTAGTTGGTTACGAGATATACGCAAGTATAAGTTGATCTGTGTTAATGGTGTATATGAAGGTCCTAGACTCACTGGTGCCTTTAGATTTAAGTTCTTGTGTCAGCAAGAGTATATTTGGTTTATATTGAGGTGGTCATGAGAGTAGAGTTTCGTCAAGGTATGCCTAAAGGTTGTACCGAATGGTTAAACAAACATGTGGGCAAGGGCAATACGACTGTGAATATCAGTCGCACAGACAGTCCCGATTATGACTGGTTCTATGAGCGTGTACTAATCTTACCTGACTATAAGGCAAGGCACCCTGATGATCTCCTATATGTGCCTAGTATCACAGTTAAAGATCCTAAGTTAGCAGCTTGGTTTATATTGAGGTGGTCATGAACAATATGATAAAAACAGGCGGAGTTAAAAAAGGTGAAATGATGATATTTACTGCTTCATCAAAATTTATACCATCAAAATTTACGATACTTGATCAAGCACAGGTAGATGGTGAAACTTGGTACACTGTGTCTTGCGCTAAAGAAGTATGTATATGGATGCGTGAACAGCCTGAAGAATTACAGTATTGGCACCGTGATTTAATGTGGAACAAGATTGATATTCACGAAAAACTTTATACCTGGATGGCATTGAGGTGGGCATGAGTACATTATCAATTTTACGCATGGAGTCAAAAATAGACATCATTTTAACTACTATAGAGACTTTGCCGCCTAAGTATCGCTGGTGTGTTGAGCAGTTTGGGCCAGAAGGCCCTCGTTGGTCTTGCACAGTGCCATGGTTGACATCCATGGTTAAGGAATTTAAATTTGCAGATGACCGTGATTTAATGTTGTTTATATTGAGGTGGTCATGAACATTAAGATGAAGCAAACTCATCTTGGCAGCGTCTATTGGGAAATGCATTACAGTCTCACAGATCCTACAAGCAAGTTTATGGAAATTTGGAAATGGTGTTGGGCTACATTTGGGCATCCTGGTACTGATCCTGACACAGGGGTAAAGAGTGGGTGGGATTATCACGGTGGATGGCTATACTTTTATGATGAAAAATATGTTACAATGTTTGTATTGAGGTGGTCATGAAACTTGTTTTTCCTTATAGTGTAAAGTATCCTAGAACAGACAACTGGTATAACGGAGATTGGAGAGAATTAAGTAATTGGTGTTCTTCGTCAATAGGCAATTGTACCAAAGATTGGGAATACATGAATGAAAGTTTCCTTTTTACCAAAGAGCGTGACAAACTATTGTTCATGTTGAGGTGGTTATGATTAAGAAACAATATAGGAGAGACGCCCCGGGATACTTTTATAACTTCATAAACTCTAATGATCCTGAAAGACATATTAAAGATGATCTTAAACCCTATGAAGCAACTATAGCTAAAATTAAGTATAAGAATAAGTATAAATTGAATGTCAAATGGCATGATGAAAGACTTTATATGATGTTTATATTGAGGTGGTCATGACCTACTATCTACCACTAAGTCCATATCATAAAAATCTTTCCGTATACTGGCAGACCACGGGCCGCGGACAAACAGAAAATTTTTGGACATGGGTAGAACAGGAATGTAAGACTAAACTTGAACTACAGGAAAGACCTGAACGCTGGAAATTTGAAAGTGAACAAGATATGATTTGGTTTATATTGAGGTGGTCATGAGCAAGCGTGAAATCTACGGTATCTTTTGGTTTCCTAGAACAGGGTGGATGCCATATGGTCTCAACATCAAAGACAAACTTTGGTGGAGGTTTATGCCAGGTGCAGTTATCAATGTGGCATGGCCTACGGGTCAAGTAAAAGTTGGGCCCGGTCATAGAGACGGATATTCTGGGTATGGTCCTGAGTTTGAGTATGTTGATAGTACTGATCCAAACGATCACTATCGTCCTTGGCTGGAAGAACATGTGGGCAAACAAGGGTGGGATTGGAATTGGGGAGTGAGCGGGAATGATGTTTCGGGGAATCGTGTAACCATAAAGATTAGACGCAAGCATGCCAAGTATGCTACAATAGCAGCATTGAGGTGGTCATGATTAATAACATATTTGAAGATTTTGCACAACGGTATGGTGCTAGAATAAATTACACACAAGGCCGCGGTAGAGTTGATACCAATTGCAGGTCAATAGAGTACTACGATAATAGTAAAAGCACGGTAGACATTACACTGCCCATGCAAGCATATGAGCATATGGTTAAGATGAATTATCAGGCAGAAGAAGACTATCAAAAAAGCAGGGAAGAAGAACGAATCCGTAAACAATACCCTGCGGTAGCAGATGCTTACCAAAAGTACAAAATGTTACTAGAGCTATGCAAATGAGTAAATTCGTACACAGAACAGAACGCTATTTTGGTAGCAAAGTTAATATACATA